TGGTGATGTACCTTCAATAAGGTTGTGTAATAGGTTAGCTTGTAACTCGTGAGGCATCATTGCACCTGCTGGAGTCGCTACTGGGTTGACAATTCCTTCTGCGGTAACACCAATAATGATAAATGGAGCATCAATTGGTGCTTTCATAAAGTCTGATGCGGATTGTCTATAAAAATTAGTATTCCATTTAAGAAATATACGTGAATATGGGTCAGTTGTTATGGTTGGGTAGTTTGGTATTCTTACTGATTCGATTCCTGAGACTCCAGTACGTAATTGATACGATGGATCTCCAACTCCCACGCGTAAAAGTTCTAAAGCGAAGGATGGATATAGCTTATCTTGGACATTTACAACAAGAGGAACTCTTCTTGTGACTCCATCGAGCTCTGGGGTTGCTGTAACAATACCTGCGCCGGAACGAGTTAGTGATAAATTCCTCTCAGTACGTATTATGCCAGGATATTTAAACAACCATGGTGTAGGATCCTCTCCTAATTGTGCAGTTCCTACATGAGGACCGCCTTTCTCTGATTGTAAAGAGACTGCTGAAGCTAGAACAGTAGGTATATCGCTCATAGCAGAGGCCAGTTTGAAATCATTGGCTGGATTACGCAAGTCTGGGTCTGGCATCAACACTGTAATGCCAGGCACAGCACTTGTTTTTTCTATAATAGATGCGTATAAGTCTCTCGGTAATGGATAACCTCCGTATGCTTCTACGATTTCTTCATCTAAGTCTACTATAAGAATATTCTCATTTTGTACTGGCTCACCAGATGTTATGAGATAGTCAAATACTTTTAGTTCTAGTATTTGTAAAGGGCTAGGATTCCATATAAGGAGTCCTAAAAAGACGGACATGAGTCCTAAGTTAAATAATTTGTTCATGCTAAAAATAGATTGATAGTTGCGAAAGATACTAACATAAATCCAAATACACATACTTGGACTATTGACATCCAAAATATTTGTTTCATAGGATGTACGTCTACTATTTTTTCTAGCATGCTTTCGCTGGGTGATAAGTTAACGACTTGTAAAAGTTTTTCTTGTTTCATTGTTGTGTGATTGTTATTGTTTTTGTACATTCTGACGTACAGTTAAAAGTTGCAGTATAAGATTGATTCGTAGCACCAGACTGTGTTACTCCTACATCATATCCTGTTGTATAAAATTTCATATTTGCTACATGAGCTCCTGCTCCATATTGTGTTAAGTCTACTTCATTATCAGTGTTGTAAAAGAATATGTCTGCATCTTTATTTCCAGTACCATATTGAGTTACATTAGCCGTGTTACGGTGCGCACCACCATTTCCATAAATATAAGAATTATGTTGGCCAGTCCCATACTGATTAACAGTAATATTAGAATCATCACCGAAATAGAATATTTTGCTATATTTGTTGTTTCCTGTTTGAGTAGTTGAATAAACATTGTCGTCTCCTGAGCCTAGTGCTTCTGCATGGTTGTCGTTGCCTGTTTGAGTAATAGTTACTACATTGTCGTCTTCATCTTGGTCAATGTATGCGTAGTTATCGTTACCATCTATTGTTATAGTAGAGGAGTTTCCTATATTGTTTGACCATACAGTATACATTTTAACAGTATTACTATTACCTTCTACAGTACTGCTCCATGTAGCATTTGTACAGCTATGAGCGCTATAGGAAGCTCCGGTTATAGTTCCACCTGAATTTGCTCCACAAAGAATGTAAGTAGTATTACCATTTCCTACTTGTTTAGTAGTGATTTGATTGTTAGTACCTTTAGTAATAATTGTAGTAGAGTTATCTCCTGCAAAACTAAGGGGACTGATTAATAATAATAACGTTATCGCCCGAACCATTTATACTTACCTCCATAATTACTCCTGCATTGTCAATATATAAATAAGTACCTGCGCTTGTGTCGATACCTATATCGTAGTTGTTTTGTCCTTCATGTACAAAATAAATTACATCTCCTTCAACAAATGTGTAGGTTTGGTATACTGGATCGAATCCTCCTATGATACCTTCTAACTCTACTCCATTTAGCTGAGAAGCCTGTGAGCCTTTCTTATTTGTAGTCTCTACTAATGCTAATAAGTCTACGAGAAATTCTACACCTAATAAATCTATGTCTAGTCTTGTGACTTCTTTATCTTCTTCGTCACATTCTTCTACTAATGCATCACAGTCTAAATCTGGTGCATCGTCAAAGAAGTCTTTGTCTAATTCGGCAGTCGGTGATACTCCTGCTTCTTGTTCTTCAACAGCTTGTACTACTTCTTGGGGCTTATTTACTATAAGCATATTGTCAATCATTCCAAGTGTGATACCACTGAGTTTAACCTTGGGTGTTGGTCTTTGTTCGTATGTTGATACCATAGTAGCTTGAAAGGCCTCATTAAGAACCTCTACTCCTGCTGCTGTTGTTACTGTAATCTCTCCTGATGAGTTTCCGAATTCATCGGGAAGTAGTATAACGAGGCTTCTTCCTAGCTCGTCTACTGTTGTTGTGAAATCTGTCCCACGAATAGCTATTTGAGCTGTGGGAGTCTTTATGCTTATATTCTCTTTGTTCATTTTACCGAACTTTCCTGAAATAAACCTAGCTGTTCCAGACGCCATGTTGAGTGCCATTTTTGACTTGCTTGGGTCTGGGTCATAAATGTATTCATCTATGATTAGTTTTGATTGTTCTGTGAGTCTTACAACTGAATTGTCTAAAAACTCAATGGCTAATCTGCCGTTTCCTGTTCTAACATCATCGAAAGGGAGGATATCTGACTGTAGTTCTGCAGTCAAAGAGTCTCCAGAATCTCTTCTAGTTATCTCGCCGGTACCCCGTAATTCAGATATCTCTCCTATTTCAGTTGACAAGGCCGAAACACTAAAAAGTGCTAACAGCCAGATGCGCATTGGTCTACATTAATAGTACCACTTGATGTGGTAGATATTATGTTTGCAACGTTCGTACTTGCAGTATCAGTTTGGTCAATAGTTACAGTATTTGAGCTACCAGTTAATGCTACCGTAATAGCATGGTCAGCTGAACCTGTTTGTAAAGTGGTTATAGTATTACTATTACCATCTATATCCCAATTATTAATACAACCCACAACCTCACAAACACCAGTAACACTATTAGATGTACCAGTTATTGCAAAATCATTGTTTGCACCAGTAGCAGTTGAAGCTGCTCCTTGTGTCCAGGATAGTACGTTACTATCTCCGACTGTGATATAATCAAAATCTGAGCTAGCTGCATCACCTGTGGCTCCAACAGCTAAAGTAGCTGAGTTAGAATCACCAGTAACGCTATACGTCCAACTGGATGAGTTGCCTTGTAGGATAGAAGCTAGAAAGGAGTTAGTATCTCCAATCTGGTCTATATCTACTGTCATAGATGTACCTGACAAAGTTGCTCTTGAACTAGATGTACCAACTGTGTTAGTAGCACCAATTTGGTCAATAGTCAAAGTAAGTCCTGTACCTGTCTGGGTGATATAAATATCATTGTTCCCAGCGAACGCTGTAAAAGATAGACATATCGCGAATAGTCCTAGTATCTTTTTCATTCTATTTTTCTCCCAGGCTTGAGTAATTAAAATCCCAAACCTCTTTTTCGAGGCCTTGAACAACTAAACCGTATACAGCTGCTTCAATAGCAGCTCTTGTAGCGTGTCCAACAGCTTCGTTTTCCGTATAGCCACTTTCGATTTCAACGAGTTCCGTACCAAGTTCTATGAACCTGAATACATCGCCTCCACCTCCAGTAGACAATATGGTTTTTGTGGTTGTAACATTTAACAAGACTTCTCCTGTCTGAACTAATACTGCTCTTAATGTTACTGTAACGATATCTTCACGATATTGATTTTTCATACCGATACCTAAGTATCGAGCACCGTTACCACCAGTTCTTATGTTAGTGTCATAACTAATTATTCCACCTTCAATAATCATTCCTGCATATAACAGGGGTTTTAAAATTGTTTTTGCATCACTGCCACCACCGTAATTTTCAAAGGTAGTTCGCACTAATTGTCTTTCTTTCGTAAGTCCATCCAAACCTGTTCTTTCTACAACTACAAACCAGTTACCTCTACCAGCATCTCTAAGTGCTTCGATTAGTATATGGTGTGGGCCTTGCGTCACTGCAGTACTGAAACTAGCAATGTTATCTCCACCTTTTCTTTGACCTGTCAAGTCATTGAACTGGTAGACGGCTACTATAGTTTTTTGGTTTGGGTATGGTAAATTCAACAACTGCTCTGTAGCAGATGTCTGTATGACAGGACCTTGCGTACAGGCTAAGAAATCGCCATCGCAGTCCATGTTTGATTGAGGCATGCCAATTACAGCACAGCCTTGTAGTATTAATAATATTGAGAGTAACTTAACCGCTTGCACAATCTGAAAAACATCCACCAAACTGTCCTACTGGTATTACAATCGTAGTAGTAGAAAGTAGAACTCCATCCATCCATTCTTCGACAGTCAATGTAATATTGACGCCATCGTTCATCCAGATGATTCTATTTCCTTCTAACCAGATTTCTCCAAATATAGGATTTTCTAAGGTGCCTGGAGTATCATAATTAAATAAGGACTCCGAGATATCTTTCGCAAGTGTAGAGTAAATTCTACTTTCTAAGTTTCTTAGGAATTTTGCAAGTGTTGTGTTGTCAGCTTCTCTTTGAGCTTCGTCTAAAGCATCCTGAGCTTTTTGTGCTAATGCTTCTTTTCTTGTTCTTTCTTGTTCATCAATAGTTAAATAGTGTGCAGATTGATTAATCCCACTAAAACTAGGTGAGCCAAATTTATGTACTAGTTCCGTTGCGTTTACTGTCGTTGCTAGTACTACTAGTGTTATTACGCTTTTTTTCATTTTCTTTCATTTGTAAAACAGTGTTTACCTTTTGCTGTAAACGAATCATATCGTTGTCGAGCATACGTATTTGGTCTATCAGCTTTATTAGTGCGAAATGCATTTCTTTTATTGCTGGCCCAATCACGTTTGTCATTGTGTTCCAGACATAATATACGAAATATCCAAGTCCCACCATTGCGACTACAGGGAAACCAAATTCTTCAACATAAAATACTACAGTTTCCATTAATCTCTCCTGACGTCTAGTTTTCCATCCTCTACGAAATTTTCTGCTCTAGCAATTCTATCTAAATCTGGTGTAAGTTCTAAAGCGCTACTTACACTAGTGTCTAATCTAATCATATCGTTATTCATTGTTTTAATTCTGGTTACGAGACTTTCGGTGAAACCTTTTAGTGTACCTATCTGTCCAACTACTCCAGACATTATCTGTTTCATGATTATAAATATAAAAACTCCAGCTGCCAAAGCCCCTGCAATAGGGGCTCCTAGGTCAGCTATTAGACTAAATGCCTGTTCCATTTACCAAACATAACTTAAAGAAACAAGTTGTTCCTCTTCGTAAACTGTAAAGTTTACTTTTAGTTTGTTTGACATATGATACTTCATTTTTAATCCGTACATGTCTAAGTTCATATCGTCAGACATATGCATGACTTCCATACCCCATTTTCCAAGGTCTAGTACGTCAAAACCTAACTCCAAATATTCGGAATCGGTGTCCATATCCTTAAACCAGTTAGCGTTGACTTTCCAAAAGTCTACGCCTACATAGGTTTCTTCAAAGCTTGGTACTGTCTTGTCTAGATAGTCATATTTAATATAACCTAAGTCTAAACCCAACCAACCCATTTGAGTATGCTTTCCAACCCACATGCTAGTTTCTATATCTGTCTCATCAGTTAACTTTACGTTACCTAAGAATAGTCCAGTATAAAAACCGTTATCGGTGTCAAACATAATATTCTGTTGCCAACTTGGATCACCTTGAGTTTGGCTTACGCCTCTCCAAATGTAATCTGTGCCAACTGTTGAGTCTGTCGACCAGCCTGCTGATACGAACATAGGTACTGCTATAAGCAGTGATAATAGTTTATTCATATTAGAATCCTACTGATTGACCACAGCCACAGGCCGCAGTCGCTTGTGGATTAACGAATTTAAATTCTTCGTTAAGTCCATTTGTTTGGTAGTCCAAAACTACCTCGTTTAGATAAGCATATGACATAGAATCGATTATTATTTTGATCTCGCCTTTATAATACGTGTAATGGTCATGGTGACCGTTCTTAACGCCATCATCAGCAAAATCAAAGATGTACTCGAAACCAGCACAACCGTTTGGGCGCAGAGCGATAAAAAAGCTAGTATTGCCTTCTTGTGCTCCTCTTTCCAAAAGTTTTTCATATGCTATATCCGTGACTTCCATTTAAGTTATTAGTTTAAAGACTTTCGGCAGTCGTCCTGCCTTCATCAGTCTGTGAAATTTTTTCCACATTCTTATCCTCCCAGTTTTGTATAGCACTCTTAATACTACCTTCTGCTAGAACGGAACAATGTAATTTGATAGGCGGTAAATCAAGTGCAGTCGCAATGTCCTTGTCTTTGATTTCCTTAGCTTCTTCTATTGTCTTACCTTTCAACATCTCTACAAACATAGTAGATGATGCAATAGCAGACCCACAACCATACGTCTTAAATTTGACGTCTACGATTATGTTCTGCTCATTTAATTTTAATTGTAACTTCATGACGTCCCCACATGCTGGGGCTCCTATCATTCCGGTGGCTACAGCGGGGTCTTTTGGATCGAACCTGCCCACGCTAAATTGTTTTGGACTTGCCAAAACATCGTAAAACCTTTTAGTTACTTCCTTGCTGTACAATTTTCTTAATTCCTAATACATAGTTTTCTGCGCAGTTCTCTGCCCATGACTCACTATGTCCGGGATATAGCTCTTTGGCTATATGCTTTTCTTTTTTGTAAAAATTACATCCGTACACTCCATTCTCTAGAAATGTTTCTGCGCTCTTTTTACCGTCCATATAATTACTTAACAACATTATCATCCTCCTTTAAAAGTTTCTCCATAAGTTTTCCATAATTACCTTGTCCGAAAGGTAGTTCTGAATTAATTTGTACATTTGTCTGATTCTTGATATTTGATGCTTTTGCCTTCTCAAGTTCTGTCATAGCCTTCATTTCGTCTACACGCATTTTGTGTGCCATTACGTATAGATCGGCTAGATCTTTGTTTGTATAGATTTGTGATTCTTCAGCTTCTTCAAGCTTCCGTTCTATTAGGTCGTCTAGTGAGTTTGCTAGTTTGAATCGATTGCGATAACCAGTGTCCAGATAGACTTGGTCTATATATGCTTTTATTTCTCGTTTGTTTAACATTTCCGAGACTTTAGCTGTGTCCATTTTTAGACGGGCGCAAACTGCTGGGACATTACCAACCTCTAAATAAGTATTAGCAATGGTTAATCCCTCTGGAGACATCTTGGTTGCGATTTCATTCTTCATATGTGAATTATATCAAATTTTCGAGGGGGTGTCAAGAATTATTTTTGTTGGGTATATGGGAAAGACCCCGTGGTTCGAGCATATACTAAGCTTCCTTTGAAGTCCGTGTAAGAGAGTATCATTATGATAC